CTTGATGTTGGCTGAATGGGCAAACAGAGGTTTAAATCAATGGACAATACAAGAAAAGACAGTAACTCTTGTTAAAGACACCACAGAATACAATATTGATACTACTAACGGAACAGCACCAATAGATGTTTTAGACGTATTTATCAGAGAAACTATAAGTTCTGAAACCACAGATTTACCGATGACAAGGTTAAGCCGCGCTGAATATTCGCATATCGTAAACAAATCATCCTCTGGCAAACCAAATCAATATTTTATAAATAAACAAATAACACCTAAAATTTCAGTATGGCCATCTCCAGACAAATCTAGCACATACACTTTGGTTATGAACGTTTTGACAAGAATGGACGATACAGACGCGGCTACTAATACGGTGGATATGCCTTTTAGATTTTATCCTTGTTTAGCCGCAGGTTTGGCTTATTACATATCTTTAAAAAGAGCTCCAGAACGCACTGCGTTATTGAAGGGCTTGTATGAAGAAGAGTTCACACGCGCTTTATCTACCGACGAAGATAGAGCGTCTTTTAGAATATCTCCAGACATTAGGAGTTATAACAACGCATAATGGCTTTTGCATCTGGTAAACATGCCTACGGTATCTGCGACATTACTGGTTTTAGATACAAGTTAAAAGATATGAAAAAAACTTGGGATGGATTGCTTGTGGGTCCAGACCAATTTGACCCTAAACACCCACAACTTATGCCAAGACCAGTTCCAACAGATCCACAGGCTCTTAGAAATGCAAGACCAGAGCAAAAAGATGACAACAATTTTTTTGTTGTTTACACTAACACTGGCGATGGTAAACTCGGAGAACAATTAAATACTTTTGGTTTAACATCTAGCGTTGGCGCAGTAACAATAACAATAACATGAGCTTTACTTTAGGCACACTTAAAACCGCTGTTCAAGACTATTTACAAGTATCTGAGTCTACTTTTACCACTCAGCTACCTACTTTTATCACAGAGGCAGAAGATAGAATATTCAGTTTGGTTCAATTGCCTAAACAACGTAAAAATGTGCAAGGAACTTTGACATCTAGCAATCGGTTTTTGGCGACCCCAACAGATTTTTATGCACCATTCAGCTTGGCAGTTATTAGTAGCAACAGCTACGACTATTTAGATTTTAAACACTCATCATTTATTAAAGAATATTCACCAGGAACAGCATCGACAGGACAACCAAAATATTATTCTTTATTTGATGATACAGCTTTTGAGGTTGCACCTATACCCGATAGTAATTACACGGTAGAGTTGCACTATTTACATAAACCAGCATCTTTAACGAGCGGTAGTGACAGCGGCACAACATTTTTGTCTACGGATTATCCAGACGCATTGTTGTATGGCACGTTAGTAGAAGGGGCAATTTTTCTAAAAGAGCCCATCGATGTCGTTTCCGCCTTTGAGGGTCGATTTAAGGAGGCGGTATCGCGTATGAAAACATTATCTGAGGGTCGTGGAACGAGAGATGAATACAGATATGACTTACTGCGAACTGGCGTTAGTTAGTGGATGAAGTAGAAAACAAAAATCAAGTAAATCCTAACGAAAACCTAAAAGGAAAAAACATAGCAATAGTTGGCCTTGGTATAAGCCAAGTCGACTTTGCAATTGGTTTACAAAACGGCAGAACGTGGGACGAAGTATGGTGCATAAATTCAGCTGGGGCTACTTACCCATGTCATAAAATTTTTATGTTAGATCCTGCGAGTAGGTTTTTTGACTCTGAGGACGCAGGTAAACAAACCAACGTTATGAAAAGGTTGTTAGCTAAAACCAACACCCCTATTTACACCTGTGAACTTGACGAAAGAGTGAAAAACCCTGTTTTATACCCTGTTGAAGAGGTCTGTAATGCTACTAAGTGTGCTTATCTAAACAACACAGTAGCCTACGCAATAGCTTTCGCACTGTGGAATAAAGTGAGTAGAATAGATTTATTTGGTATAGATTTTTCCTATAAAGAAAACATGCACTTTGCCGAGGCAGGTAGAGCGTGTGTAGAGTTTTGGATCAGCAAATGTATGGAAAATGACATATTGGTTGGCATAAGTGGTAGATCTACGGTGTTAGATTCTAACGTCCCTGCAACAGAAAAACTTTACGGCTTTCACAGATTAGAAAAGC